ATGTTCAAGAACGCATTTGCAAACCTGCAAAAAGTAGGTAAGTCGCTAATGCTGCCGGTTTCCGTATTGCCTATCGCAGGTATTCTGCTGGGCGTCGGTTCCGCCAACTTTAGCTGGCTACCTACGGTAGTTTCTCACGTGATGGCGGAAGCCGGCGGTTCAGTTTTCGCCAACATGCCGCTGATTTTCGCTATCGGTGTTGCCCTGGGCTTCACCAATAACGATGGTGTATCTGCGTTGGCTGCGGTCGTGGCTTACGGCATCATGGTGAAAACCATGGCGGTGGTTGCACCTTTGGTTCTGCACCTGCCGGCTGAGGAAATTGCGGCTAAACACCTGGCGGATACCGGTGTGCTCGGGGGGATTATCTCCGGCTCCATCGCGGCCTATATGTTTAACCGCTTCTTCCGTATTCAGTTGCCTGAATACCTGGGCTTCTTTGCCGGTAAGCGGTTTGTGCCGATTATCTCCGGCCTGGCGGCTATCGTTCTGGGCGTAGTTCTGTCCTTCATTTGGCCGCCAATCGGTACGGCTATCCAGACCTTCTCCCAGTGGGCTGCTTATCAGAACCCGGTAGTGGCGTTTGGTATCTATGGCGTGGTTGAACGTGCGCTGGTGCCGTTTGGTCTGCACCATATCTGGAACGTACCTTTCCAAATGCAGATCGGTGAGTTCACCAACGCGGCCGGCCAGGTATTCCACGGCGATATCCCGCGTTATATGGCGGGTGACCCGACTGCGGGTAAACTGTCCGGTGGCTTCCTGTTCAAAATGTACGGTCTGCCTGCTGCCGCTATTGCCATCTGGCATTCAGCCAAGCCGGAAAACCGCGCAAAAGTCGGCGGTATCATGATCTCCGCTGCGTTGACCTCGTTCCTGACCGGTATCACCGAGCCGATCGAGTTCTCCTTCATGTTCGTTGCGCCGATCCTGTACGCAATCCACGCCATTCTGGCTGGTCTGGCGTTCCCGATCTGTATCCTGTTGGGTATGCGTGATGGCACCAGCTTCTCGCACGGTCTGATCGACTTTATCGTGCTGAGCGGTAACAGCAGCAAGATCTGGTTGTTCCCAATCGTGGGTATCATCTACGGTCTGGTGTACTACACCATCTTCCGCGTGCTGATTGCCAAACTGGATCTGAAGACGCCTGGCCGTGAAGACACCGTTTCCGAGCAGGTCGCTCAGGGCGGTTCTGAAATGTCCGCGGCTCTGGTTCAGGCCTTTGGCGGTAAAGATAACATCACCAATCTGGATGCCTGCATCACCCGTCTGCGCGTTAGCGTGGCGGACGTGAGCAAGGTTGACCAGCCTGGTCTGAAAAAACTGGGTGCTGCCGGCGTTGTTGTTGCAGGCTCAGGCGTTCAGGCTATCTTTGGTACCAAATCTGACAACCTGAAAACCGATATGGACGAATACATCCGTAATCACTAATTCAGGCTGGGGAGCTTTGAGGGAGGCGAAAGCCTCCCTTTTTTATTTGTTTTTTCATTGATTTGTAGGTGTTTTTTTATTTTTTTTATGTCCACATAAAGCCTTCAGTTAACCGCTACAGTACAAATGCCCACATCTACGAGTAACCTGATTAGCCAAAGATCAATGCAGTTTGTCCGCCGCTTTTGGGATGAAGCTGCTCCCTATTGGGGAAATGCAGCGTTGTATGGTCGACAGTGGGAGTATTGGACGGACGTTAAACCCTTCGCATTGCGCCCGGTGGCGGCGCGGGAAGTCTGGATCGGCCAGCTCTGAAAACGGTGGCAGCGCCGGCTGTGCGATCATCCTGCCACCGTTGGTTGCCGGCGGGAAGTTCCGCGTGCTGGAGCGCCATCAATGGCGCGGTATGGATTTTTCTGCACAGGCCAAAAATATCAAATCGCTGACAGAGCGCTACAACGTGACCTATATCGGCATCGATAACACCGGCCTTGGCCGTGCGGTGTCGCAACTGGTGCGCCAGTTCTTCCCGGCGGTTAACGCCATCAACTACAGCCTTGAAATGAAAACCGACTTGGTGCTGAAAGCTCGCGATGTGATCCGCTCTGGCCGCCTAGAGTTTGACGCCGGCGCGCTGGATATCGCCCAGGCGTTTATGTCCATCCGCAAGCAGATGACCGCAACGGGCCGGCGGGCAACCTATGTCACCAGCCGCGCAGAAGGCGTCAGCCACGGAGATGTGGCCTGGGCGGTTATGCACGCCTTATTCAATGAACCGCTCGAAGGGGCAACCGGTAGCAATACAGGTTTTATGGAGATTTTTTAAATGAGCAAACGCAACCGAGGCCACAAAAACACCCAGCCGATCATGCAGAAACAAAGCGGCGCGCAGCATGTTGAGGCGTTCACCTTCGGCGACCCTATCCCGATGCTGGATCGGCGTGAAATTCTGGATTATCTGGAGTGCAGCATTGTTGACCGTTGGTATGAGCTGCCGATCTCTTTCAGTGGCCTGGCGAAGACGTTCCGCGCAGCAGTGCATCACAGTTCACCGATCACCATGAAACGCAATATTTTAGTGAGCATGTTCAAGCCGCACCGGTTGCTGTCAAAGCAGGATTTTAGCCGCTATGCGCAGGATTTTATGGTGTTCGGTAACAGTTTTATTGAGGGGCGCTATAACCGGTTGGGCGGTCTGATGAAACTGGCCCCCAGCCTGGCGAAATATACCCGCCGTGGGGTAGAAACTGATTCTTACTGGTTCGTGCAATCGTGGATGGAGCCGCACCAGTTTGCGGAGGGTTCTATTTTTCACCTGATGGATCCTGACATTAACCAGGAGATTTACGGTGTTCCCGAATACCTTTCCTCGCTTAACTCCATCTGGCTTAACGAGGCGGCGACGCTGTTCCGCCGGAAATACTACCTTAACGGCAGTCATGCCGGATTTATCCTGTACATGAACGATGCTGCGCACAAGCAGGAGGATATCGATAATCTCCGAAAAGCGCTGAAAGAGTCAAAAGGGCCGGGCAATTTCCGCAATCTCTTTATGTACGCACCCGGCGGCAAACCGGATGGGTTACAACTGATCCCCCTGGCCGAGGTTGCGGCAAAGGACGAGTTTTTGAACATCAAGAACGTGACCCGTGATGATCAGCTTGTCGCCCAGCGCACGCCACCGCAACTGATGGGGATTTTGCCGAACAATACCGGTGGTTTTGGGGATGTAGAGAAAGCCGCACGGGTTTTCGCGATTAACGAGCTGGCCCCGTTACAAGAAAGGCTATGTGAACTCAACGAGTGGGCAGGGGAAGAGGTGATCAGCTTCAAGCCTTATGAATTGCTGAAATCGGATGTTTAAGCGTTTAGCTCAATAAACATACTTAATAATACTTGAACGGATAATTTTTTTTATGTTTTGAGCCAGATTTTATCTGACAGTCGACTTTTGCAGAAACCGACGTTGGTAGATATCTAGGCGGCCTCTCTTTTACCATTTTAATCCCGGAGATATAAAAAAACTGGCTAAATCCACAGTAATTATGTTGCGGCGGTTCACTTCCGTGATTAAAAGATGACCAGCTAAAGTGTCAAAAGTTAGCGTTAATTTGAAATTAGTAAGTATAATGGATACATATGTTTTTTTTCGTCAAAGCATGAAAATGAATAACTTCATGTTGTTTATTAAAATGCAAATGAACTTGCTGGTATCTGTCTCAAGCTGAGTCGTTTTATTTTTAGGAGAAAGTTAGTAATGCCAACAACGGTTCCTGATTCTTCATGGTACAAAGCTAAAAGTGCTGGTGCAGATGCTCCTTGTTCGTGTCCGTATGCCAATGTACACAAATGTTATAGATACTATGCGAGCCTAGACATGCTTGGCAAAGCTAAAATGATCACATCTATCAGTGATGAAAAAAAATCTGAATTAGAAGCATTTTGGTCAGAAACAGGTTTGGTTCCGGTAATCGCTGAAGAAGATACTGGCATCGGCGGTTCACCAGGTAGTTGGACCTCCTTTTCAAACTTCTGCCCAGAAGTCATTTTTTCCTATTTCGGTTATTACGCTAGTTATTTGGCAAAATATGTAGATGATATAGACAAAGATGCAGGGCAGAGAAGGGCTGAAAGGGAGGGTATTAAAAATAATTGGCGGTATAGTTGGGGGTTTTTAGATGCTTGCCACTTCCTTGATTGTAGTGTTTACAATCAAGTCAATATATTTAATTCGGAGAAAATTAAAGAGTTAGATAGGTTGGTGCATTCAAATATAGTAGTTCTGATTGGTCGGATGGAACAATGTCTTGAAAGCAAAGATCCTTCTGGTGTTCTTCATGCTGCTTCTAATATTTTGGAGACAATGGCTAAGGATATTCTTAATGATGCAGGTTTATCCGATCAGACTTTGGGAAGTTTTATTGGGAAGTATGAAAGAGAATCAGCTCTTCCAAAAGAGATAACAAAAGTTGTTGGTTCTATTTATGGGCTTCGCAATAAAATGCCTCTATCTGGACATGGGAATACAAAAAAACCAAATATAAGCATGCATGATGCAATAATTATTGCAGCTGCAACAAAATTCATCGTGGAAATTGAATATAGATTTAGTAAGGCTTTGCAGCGGAGCTAGCTTTTTACTGAATTCGGAGTCTATAGCACGATACTAAGTGTATTTTCTCACTCATAATCGATAGGAGTTACGTATCGAACCATCTAATAGGCGAAAGTCGGTTTTCAACATCTCTATACGCCGATTATTCATATGGTAGATGCTTAGTCGTGTGTTGTTGTGACATGTCACGAGCATTTTATTTTTATCAAAAAGGCACGTCACAAGTATGTTGAAAATAAAATTGTGACGTGGCAGGATAGTTTTTCTCCACTTGGTACGCCCTGTACCGACACTCTTATATAAAGTGTGTTTTTTATCAGCATCGACCCGGATTTTAACTAAAAAAACACTGCATATCTTAAGTGCAAAAATTCGCATACTTTTTTCATACCTAATAATCTCTCCAAGCCACATATGACAAGGCTTTGACGTTTTTTTCCTACTGCATAAAAAGTGAGTTCTCAAGTATGCAGCGCGGGGGCGGGGGGGGGGGGCGGCACGGATTAGTGGAATGATGGGGATCATCTGGTTGCCTACCCTGAATGAATCCAGTAAAGCATTCATCTGCTTATCGCTGTGGGATAATCAGGTTTCGTGATGCAAAGAAAAAGCACCTCGCTGTGAGGTATGGGGGCGCTTTGGCCTACTCGTAATGCGTTGGATTTCATGTCGGTTTGCTGAAATCATTCATTTTTATGAATGTAAATTAAATGCCATTGTATAATATGTGGCAGCTTATACTTAATTTGGTAACTATTACAGGCCTCCACGTGTAGTAGTTATCTCCAAAAAATTCGGATCAATTTCCTGCATCAGATGACTCATGAGAAGAATAGCGTTAGAGTCAGAGAGAGTGCAGTACTAGACGTACCGTATCCTTCTGTTTTCACACACGGTGTCCCTCTGGGGGCTGAACAACAGAAGCTATTACACGCAGCATAATTAAAAGGATGAAATATAATGGGTGGAGAAACTAAAAATATTGATGAGATTGCCGGTATTATTTCTAGTCGAATTTTTGATGAGCTCGGCTGGCAATGTCAAAAAACAACAGATATAAGTTGGGGCTGTTGCTTAAAATCTCATCTTAGTTCAAAACAACTTGAAGCAGAAAATCCTAATAAAACGCATCCTACTGATGTTGTTTTTAAATATAGAGATCCTTATTCTGACGTAACTCAATACATTCAAACAGATCTCAAGTCATACTGTGCCAGTACGCTTGATGGCACTAAAAGAATTCTAAATACCGTTCGCAGTCTATCTCAGCAAGTTGCTTGTGCACCAAGAAGTCCTGAGTGGCGAAATTTATTTGTAGATAATACAAATGAACTATATCAAGTTCATGGTATGCTATTTATATATAATCATGATAACGAATATGATTCTGATTTGATTAATAAGTTAAATGGTGCAGCTACTGCGAGTTATGATTTCCCAGAAAAGTCAATGTTGGCTATTTTTGACCCAGTAATGATTAGATTTTTGTTGGATGTGACAGAGCATATTGAAACCAGAAGGGCAATTTCAGACAAATATTCTCAAATAGAATCTTTACTCTGGCAAAAAATACCTGAAATAGAACATTGTTCATTTTTTTATCCAGATAAACATAATAAGATCGCCGCAAAAGATAGGAGTCTCCCTGCCACAATAGAGATGATAACTTCAGGCATGCTTTTTTATGAATATAAGCATGATTATGTGAGAGGCGATGGTGGCGATAAAGTGGAAAGCAAAGTGTTAAATATTTTCTGGAAAGAGAATGTGAATTCAAATAGTCATTTTGTCTTTCTGCTTGAATATATATTTAACTATCAGCTGTTGAATCAATTTGATAAGATATATATCATTACCCCTTTTTCAATAAACTCAGAAAGTTATTTGCAAAGTGCTATTAATGATTATGTTGGGATCTATTCTTTTTCGCAATCTCATATTGACACGTTAAAAAATAAAATAGTTTCAATACCATTCGCTAATCAAAAGCTTTCTATTTTCGAATATCAAGTGGCTAGTAAGTATATTACGAGAGTATGTCATTTTTCATAAGGATTAGTTAATATGAATAAGTATCAAGCTACATTGTTTTCTAATGAAAGTGATATTTATACTGCACTGCATTCAAATGGCGCAAGGATTACTGATGTTACTTTAAGGAAAATTGCATTTCAGAGAGGAATAATTTTTCCAATGAGTTTGTCAAAAGAAGAACTTATTGAGAAAATATCTGATCTTCCATTTTCATTTAACCATATTAGAGAAATTCAGGATAAGCTTGCGACAAAGTCAAGTCAGGATGTTTTTTCTGTAAAAAGAATTTATGACGGTTTTGATATTGAGAAGCTTTTCGATGTGGTAAATCGAGTCAAGCAAAATCGGCCAAAGTTACTCGGTCACGAAAAAATAGAGCACCGTGGAGCACTACAAACCTATCATATCTCAATCGATTATACAGAATTTGATTTCCGTCGCGGTAAGTTTCAGCAAAAGAAATTATATAGTGGGTCAATACTATTTATAGTAAGGAAAGGCTACGTTTCAGTTAGATATAATTATACAAAAAGAATATCTGAGATATTGAATGAGATACTCGACAATTACTTATCTACAGTCTCTAAAGATATAAGTATTAATGAGATTGATTTTTCAAGTATTACTGATGCAGAATTGCGTAACACTTTTGCTATCCACCTTTATGATTTTGATGGTGACTATAAATACACAGGGCTTGAGTATTTGAATTTAGAAAAAGTACGTGTCAGTAGAATTAAGTCCAGGCTTGATACTGCTCCCATAGATAATCTAACCGAGAATATACCCGCTTCAGATTTTATAGAAGGCGAAAATGATGAGCAAGAAAACCCCTCATGGCCTTCAACATCTGATTCTCCAAGTGAAGGTGATGACGAAGATGGGAGCGGTGACATTGAAATTGCCAAAGATGATGAGGAAAATCTTACTTTCAACATCAATAATGCCTCGTATGATGGCCTCTCGTTGGTCAATGCAAAACAAATTAATGAGTTATGTTGTGATGGATTTTACAGAAGCCTTATCAGATGGAAGTCTTTAGTTCCGTCACTCAAAAATTCAATAATTACATTCGAATTGAGTTTTGATGATAAATATTTAGGGAAAGATATAAAGTTTAGGGCATTGTATAAAGAGTCTACAGGGTTAAACCCTACTAGGGAGAAACTTAGTGATTCTGAGTTTGATCAAGTGATAAAAAAATTGGAAGAAAAAATTTTTCTTATCAATGATCACATTATTGAGCAGCACAAGATAAAATACCCAGAAATTCAACCTGTGGCTTTTGATTCGTCGGATCAGGAGGTCGGATAATGATTAAGGTCAAACTATACAAAACTGACATGCCCGTTTCTGCTAACTATATTAAGGAACGAGTCAATAATAATCTTTACGACGAACAAAAAGGATTTGGTTTTCATATCATTAAAGATGACGATGATCTTGAGGTCATGTTCACATTGAGAAGTGTGAATAAACAGCAGGTTGAGTATGCAAATGGTGAACATTCTGAAATTGAAACTGTATCATACCTTAATGTGAAGTTTTGCATAATGTTTGGCAAGGGAATTGCAATGTATGCTTTAAATCCCCCGTTAAGCATGAAAATACCATATGCAATGATTCATAAAATTTTTGGCGAAAGTAGTGGATTAAAACCCATTGAGATTGATTTAAAAAAACTAGTTATTGACTTTTCGAACAAATTCGATCTAAAAATTAAATCTGTATCATTTTCAAATATCCAATTGGACGCATTCACTCTTGCAAAGACAAAAATAGCCAGCTCTCGGAAAGTAAGTGATTTTCATATCGATAGTTACATGAATACATCTGCTATTTTAGATGCTATTCATTTTACAGTTAACGGGATTGAAACTGAATTATCAAGAACTGGGCGATTTCGAGTTCGAGAAAACCAGTTGTCAACATTGTTAGCTATGCTTGAAAACAATTAATGAAATATATGGTAGGCCATATTACGGGTGGCCTACCATATGAGTGTGAATACCTAGAGTTAGGTTTACACGAATTTTCATGATAACCATTGTAATAATGTTCCCCCTGTTTCTAATCAAAAGGCATTAATTCATTTCAGCATCGTCCGCTGCCGCTTTCTCATCTGTAGAAGGGATTACAGCGTCGACAACATCAGCTTTTTGTATCCCGTTGTCTGCCAGCATTGAAAATCTCCCTGCATGCAACACCCGTCCAGCTTACCTGGCAAGGTGTCGCCGCATTTACCGCAACTGCTCTTACGCAGTTCAGCCATTTGCTTATTCAGTAATCTGTTGTCCTGACGGATGAGGCCGATCAGGTATTCCGTCACCTCGTAAGGTTCTCTCGCGATCCGGCGCTGCTGGCAGCCTTCCAGAATCATAGCCATTTCCTGGCTATCGACGCATAGGGTGATCGTAATGATGCCGTTCGCCTTGTCACGCTGGCTCTGGGCGCGTTTACGTTCTGCTGATGTGGTCATGCTATTCCTCCGATTTCTGTTTTATTGCTTCTTTTCTGAGGTGGTCGCCAACAAGGCGTGTTTGCTCTGGTATCTGCCGATGCCATAGCGCAGTGAGTCGCGTCAGCGCTGTGGTAGCTGCTGGCGTTGATTGCTGATACAGACAACCGTCGGCCCGCGCCCGGTAGCGTTGACCGTCGATAGTGACCGTTGCACCCTTGGCCACCGATTTCAGAATGCAGGCATCCAGGCTGAAACCGATGGACTCGGCGAAACTGCCGATCTGGCGTTCCAGCTTGCTGAGTGGTCGCTTGACTGTGTTAATGCCAACGCTGGTCGTAGATGGCCGGTGATTTTCAGTTTCCTGCCCATCCTCCAAACTGAAATAAGTCAGGGCGCGTTGCTCCTGTTCGTGGCGCACCTGCTCCCACCAGCGTTTATTGCTGGCCGTATCTGGTAGTACCGATCTTATTGGTGGCAGATCTAGCCCCTCGCCAGGTAATGCGAAGCCCTCGGCGACGACCATAAATGGATTTTTCACAGGTTCTGGCGGTGCGTTGCGTATCCGCCGGAGCAACAATCGCCGTTCCTTGTCGGTTATTCGCTCAAAATCTAGGTTTTTAGACGATGGCGGTGGTTCCTGCACCTGTTTGGTTCTTAGCCTTTTTGGCTGCACCGTACAGTTATTGACAGAACTCCGAGAGGGCGCAGGCGCGCCCTTAAGGTCAACGGCCAGGTCAACGGCACGGGCCGTAACGAACTTCCATTCCTTCGTGCGGGTGATAATTGGGGTATCCATCCCGACCGGTGGTGAAAACACACCCCGTATCCGGATCACGTCTTCACCATAGTCGTTAGTGGCTTCTGCCGGCTCGTAGTAGGAGCGAACGATCAGGTCGTCACGCCGGACAAAGGGGCCGCCCTGGGCGTTGACGTATTCAGCCCAGTGGCCATAATCGGCGGCATCATGTACGGCGGCAAACTCGACACTGAGGCCTAGTGCGGTTTCATGGTCAGCCATGCGGCGTAATTCGCGGTAAACCGTCACCGGTGCGCCGCCAATAAACTGAAACTGGCGGATGCGCCAGCGGGCGGCCCAGGCGGATACCGCCGGGGCAACCTCTTTCAGCTCTTTGCCGCTGTCGTTGTCCAGTTCACCATCGAGCGCGTAACCGTCGATGTCACGCTGCAACAATGACGATATCCCATCCCCAAGCGAAACAACGTGTTTCGCCTGAATGCCGGGTTGCCAGGCTCTATCTGAGAGCGCATCCCTTCCATTAACGTGTGGGCGATAGGTGTCGTGGGGTGCGCTCTCAGATAGGTAATAAGCATCCGATCGCGTCCTTATAAAAGAATGGGCTGCATATAAAGATCTATGAGACGGGTCAGACCGAGGCAGGTTTAAAAACGATCGAACTTGTGGTTAATAACCCGCAACTCAAGAAGTACACGATGTGGCTTATGACAGGGGATGTCGCGCCGGAAATCGGCCAGATTTCGCCTGTTCTCTCCCCTGATGGGCACGAAAGTACATCCAAGAACCAAAAAGGCCAGAAGGCTGGCTAATCGCCTGGAAGATCATGAATTATTGGGGAAAGGGCGGAATTTGTTTCGAAAGGAATCTTTGGGATGAGTATTAAATCACTTGGCGCGGAAGGCTATATGGTGGATGTGCGCCCCCAGGGTCGGACGGGTAAGCGTGTCCGAAAGAAGTTTAAGACTAAATCCGAGGCACAGCAGTTTGAACGCTGGGTTATCGCGACACAAAACAATAAAGACTGGGTAGATAAACCAGCCGACCAACGACCATTAACGGAATTGATAGACCTTTGGTTTAAGCATCATGGCCAGAACCTGAAAGATGGCGTGAAGATAGAGCATAAATTGCAGATGATGGCGGCCAAGATGGGAAACCCTAAGGCCTGCCAGATCACCCGATCTTTCTTTTCTGATTATCGCGTGCTTCGCCTCGCCGAAGGCAGAAAGGCGAAAACCGTCAATCTCGACTAGGAGAAACTTGGCGGGGTGTATTCCGTACTCATCGATTTGGGGCTTTATCACGGTGAACACCCCCTCAAAGAGATGAAAAAAATTAAGTTGCCGGATCAGGAAATGGACTTTCTGACCCATGACGAAATCCGTCAACTGCTAGACTGGCTGGAAGGTGATCATCTAAAGGTGGTTAAGTTGTGCCTTGCAACGGGAGCACGATGGGGCGAGGTGGTCAAAGTTCGGAAGGAAGAGGTGATCGGTAACAAAGTGACTTACCTCAACACCAAGAACAGCAAAAACAGAACTGTCCCTGTCTCAACCGAACTCTGCAAAGAAATTACTTCTGGGATCAAGGCTGGGCCAATATTCGCCGAACTCAATTATTCGTACGTGAGAATGTGTATCAAGGAGGTTGCCCCCGGCTTGCCGGCAGGACAGGCCGTTCACGTTCTGAGCCATACCTTCGCTAGCCACTTCATGATGAATGGGGGCAACATTTTGGCACTGCAACGAATTTTGGGGCATTTAAGCATTTTACAAACAATGTCTTATGCGCACTTTGCGCCAGACTATTTGGAAGACGCAGTAAGATTTAACCCACTTATAAACGTAAAGGAGAGCGTTACCCATGCCTGATAATATTGAAGTGCCTAAAGAGGCTTGTATGTATCCACAATTCCGGGTGGAGAACGTTTGGTTATTGTTGATATAAACGTGGTAGAGGATGACGAAGATGAAGAAGGGGATGAAATCTTTTTCTTGGTAACATTTGTTAATGAAGGTGATGAAAACGATATGTCAGTGCCAAGTTGGGAATTCGACTCCACTGAATGGCGGGAACATGTTGCGAGGGAGAAACTAGAATTTGTTGGCTAAGTGTTAGCCCATACTTGAGCTGACACATACCCTGGTAGTACACAACTAAATCCGACAGTCTGCTCTGAGCGAGGAGCAGACGTAGCCCATGATCTAAATAACTGATCCGAATAGCGCTGCACTTTTGCCAGCCCAT